CTGCACATGGTTGGGGATTTCCCGGTAAGCGCGTTTGAAAGTGCAAAGACCGCCGTTGGCGTTTGCGATTTGCACGATGCCACGAGCGATATCGTTTTCGTCAGCCATAACACCCCCCCCTGAGTTTGTTGCGGCTGAGATTTCCCCATGTGGTTGAAATGGGCAAGGCAAATTTCAAACTGAGACACTACCCTGGGGGAAAACCGCTTGACAGGTATTGCGAAGCATCTGGAATTTCAGTAGTACCGAAATACACCATGGCGTTTCGTGCGTCGTGAGACGAAGCACTATTGCAAACGGCGGCTGTGCTCTTGGCCGTAGCGCGGTACTGCGGAGGCGAAAGCGGCCCCGCACGAAACCCTTTCGACAGTCTGGCTTGGGTGCCTCTGAGGGTAGAAGGGGCTTTTGTCAACCTCATCCGGGGAATACGGGTCCTCTCGCTGTCGAAGCCTATTCCAGCCTTCAAGGCAGCGCTGGCAATTTTGCAATGGTCCCGCTTATGAAAACGCAATGGCCGGTAGATAGCTTCGAAAGCGTGTAATGGCTCAAGCACCGTATCGCCCTACCGCCGCCCACCGCAAGCAGGTCGAGGCAATGGCGTCTTATGGCATTCCACAGCCTGACATTGCCCGCGTGATCGGCTGCGATCCAAAGACGTTGCGCAAGCACTATCGCGACGAGCTGGATACCGGCGAGACCAAGGCGAATGCCATGGTCGCGCAAAATCTCTTTCGCAAAGCCACGGGCGACGGCCGCGAAAGCGTGACGGCCGCCATCTTTTGGCTGAAGACCCGCGCGCGCTGGTCGGAAAAAATCGAGCATGAGCACAGCGGCGGCTTTACCTTCACCGACGCGAAGTCGTCGCTTGACCGCAAGCTTGCTGGCATCGCTGCCGCTGCAACGACGACAGAAATTTCTGGCGAGCCTGACTGAGGAAGAGGCCGCGCTTCTCAATCACGACTGGACGTTCTGGGCGCGAGACGAGCAGCTCCCTCCGCTTGGCGCTTGGACGTGGTGGCTCGTGCTGGCCGGACGCGGCTTTGGCAAAACCCGCACTGGCGCGGAATGGGTGCGATTGGAGGCGCTGTCTGGCAGGCGGAAGCGCTTGGCGCTGGTCGCCCCGACCGCCGCCGATAGCCGCGACGTCATGGTCGAAGGAGAATCGGGCATTTTGGCCATTTCAGCTCCTTGGGAACGCCCGCTTTACGAACCCTCGAAGCGCCGGTTGACGTGGCCGAACGGGGCAATTGCCACGCTGTTTTCGGCCGAAGACCCTGACGCGCTGCGCGGCCCGCAATTTGACGGCGCATGGTGCGACGAAACGGCGGCGTGGAAGCGCCAGGAGGCCACCTGGGACATGCTGCAATTCGGCATGCGCCTGGGCTCCGATCCGCGCGGTATCGTCACCACGACGCCCAGGCCGACCGTGGTGGTGCGCCAGCTTGTCAAACGCGCCGACGTGGTGGTGACGCGAGGCAAGACGCGCGACAACGCTGCAAATCTCGCCAAACCGTTCTTGGATACCATTGTCGCGCGCTACGAGGGCACGCGGCTTGGGCGCCAGGAGCTTGATGGGGAAATTCTCGACGGCAACCCGGATGCGCTGTGGTCGCATGCAATGCTCGATCGCGACCGCATCTCGCCGGTCGAATTGCCGGACCTGCAGCGCATTGTGGTCGCGGTCGATCCGCCGGCCACGTCGGGCGAAAAGGCTGACGAGTGCGGCATCGTGGTTGCCGGGCTTGCTGGCGGCGTCGGTTACGTTCTGGCCGATCATTCCGCGCGGGGCCTGAAGCCGGCCGAATGGGCGGATCGCGCCGTGAAAGCATTCAAGCGGTTCAATGCCGACCGGATCGTGGTCGAAATCAACAATGGCGGCGAGATGGTCGAGCACACCATTCGCCAGGTCGACAAATCGGTTCCGGTCCGCACCGTGCACGCCTCACGCGGCAAGGTGACAAGAGCCGAGCCCATATCCGCCCTCTACGAACAAGGGCGGGTGCACCACGTCGGGACGTTCGCGGCGCTGGAGGATCAGATGGCCGAATTTACGCCCGATTTCGACCGCGCCACCATGGGCTATAGCCCGGACCGCGTCGATGCCCTGGTTTGGGCCTTGACAGACCTCATGCTTGGTCGCCAGTCCGAGCCGAGCATTCGTTCGCTCTAATGGCCTGGTGGAACCTGTTTAGCCGGCAAGCGCAACCCGCGCCGCCTGAAGCCAAGGCCAGCCCGACCGGCGCATTGATGGCGCTTTCCGTGCTGCATCGGCCGGTTTGGAATCGCCGCTCATTTCGCCAGATCGCCGAGGAAGGCTATCAGCGCAACGTCATCGTCTACGCTTGCACATGGTTCGTCGCCCGCGCCGCCGCGTCCGTGCCGCTGGAAATCGTCAAGGCCAAAGCGGACGGGTCCATGCAGGAGGCGCAAAACCCGGACCTCGCGGCACTGTTGCACCGGCCTAATCCGGTGCAGGACGGCGCGTCGTGGTTGCAGGCCACCATTTCGGACATGATGCTGGCCGGCGAGGTGTTCCTGGAGCGCGTCGATTTGAGCGGACGCCCGCGCGAGCTGTACCGCCGGCGCCCGGATTGCATGACGCCTGTCGCCGGAAACCAGGGCTGGCCGGAGGCGTACGAATTTCGCCAGGGCAATGGCGCGCCGATCCGCTGGCCGTTCGATCCGGTGCGGGGCGTCAAGCCGATCCTGCACCTGCGGGATTACTCGCCCGTGGACGACTGGCGCGGCCTGTCGCCGCTCGATCCGGCTGCTTTTGCGATCGACGCCCATTCGAGCGCGGAAGCGTGGTCAAAGGCGCTGCTGGAAAACTCCGCGCGACCGTCCGGCGCGCTGGTTTACGCGCCCAAGGACGGCGAGGGTAAGCTTTCGGACGAACAGTTCGCACGGCTGAAGATTGAGCTGGACCAAAACTTTTCGGGTTCGGCCAACGCCGGCCGGCCTCTGCTGCTGGACGGCGGGCTCGACTGGAAGGCCATGGGGCTGTCGCCGGCCGACATGGATTTCGTCAACGGCAAAAATTCCTCGGCGCGCGATATCGCGCTTGCCATGGGCGTGCCGCCGATGATGCTCGGCATTCCAGGCGACAACACCTATGCGAACTACCAAGAGGCGAACAAAGCGTTTTACCGGCAAACGGTGCTGCCGATCCTGGGTCAGGTCTGTCGCGGGCTCTCGTGGTGGATCGGAGATGCGTTCGGCGACGTCGCCATACGAGCCGACACCGACGATCTGCCGGTTTTCGCCGATGAGCGTGCGGCGGACTGGCAGCGCATCCAAGCAACCGATTTTTTGACAATTAACGAAAAGCGCGAGGCGCTTGGTCTGAAGCCCATCACGGGCGGCGATCAAATATTGGTGCCGTCGTCCATGATCCCGCTGGAAAGCGCCGGCCAAGCGCTCGCAGGCGGTCCGGCCGACGATGGACTTGACGATGCCACAGAGGATGACGCGACCGCATGATTGACCCGGTGAAATTCGTGAAGCGCGTTCCCGAAAACGCCGGGTTGCAATGGGACGGCACGCTGGCGGCAGCCGACGCGCTCGGAACGTGGCTGGGCACGGCGTTTCAGGTTTGGGTCGCGCGCGATCTGAGCACGTTGGTGGTCGAGGCCGTCATGGGCGGCGACAGCATTGCGGTGGCGCCGGGACAATGGGTCATTCGGCAGAACGGCGACCCGCCGCGCGTGTTTGACGATGCGCAGGTATCGACCAAGTTCCGGGTTTATGTCGAGGGGGATTAAGCGCGCGCATGCGCTGTTGCAGGCGCGCGAGCGGATCAGGTTGACGGCGGCAATCGAGCGGGCGCTTGTCGAGGATGTCGCCCGGTGGCTGGCGCGGGTCGGCAAGCTTGCCGCGTCCCATTTGCGCGCCGGCCATGAGCACGCGGCCGAACATGCGGGTTTTGAGCTTGCGCCCCGGTTGCGCGCGACCATGCGAGCGCGATTGCTTAACGCGGCGGAATCGGCCGCTCGGCTGGTGCTGCGCGATCTGGACAAAGCAGGGGCTCCCAAGCTGGAGCGCAAAGGCTTTATCGACGACGTCATCGCTGCGGCGACGGATTGGGTGGCGTCCTATGCCGCCTCGCGGGTGGTGCAAATTGCGGAGACGACGCGCAAGACGCTGCGACGGATCACCCTGGGCGCGATCGATACCGATGTCGGATACCGCGTGACGGCTCGCCAGATTGTGGACGCCACGGGCGGCGAGATCGGCAAGCGCCGGGCCCTGCGCATTGCGAGGACCGAGGTTCATGGCGCGGTCGAGCGCGGGAATATCGAGGCGATCCGGGCGACCGGTTATGCCTACGACAAAAAATGGGTTGCGGTCGAGGATAAGCGCACGCGGCCCGATCATGCCGAGGCGGACGGACAGCAAGTGCCGGCAGATGGGAAATTTCGGGTTGGCGGCGTGCTGATGGACTTTCCAGGCGACCAGACCGCGCCGCCGCGCGCTGTTATTAATTGCCGTTGTACTGTGGCCAATGTGCCAAGGATACCGGGACGATGACTCTTTCGCATTTGACCACGAAATTCGCCGGCTCGGTTGCCGATGACGGCACCTTCTCGGGTTATGGCTCGACCTTCGGCAATGTCGATCAGGGCGGGGACGTTGTTGTTCGCGGTGCATTCACGAAATCACTTGCCACCCGATCAACCAGCCAAGTCCGCATGCTTTTCCAGCACGATCCGTCCCAGCCGATCGGCGTGTGGACAAACCTTGTCGAGGACGAGCGTGGTTTGAAAGCCGAGGGCCGGCTGATCCTTGAAAGCGGCCGGGCTCGCGAAGTGCACGCGCTCATGAAGGGCGGGGCGCTCGACGGGCTCTCGATCGGCTTCATGTGCAATGAAGCCACCTTCGATAAAGCGACGGGCGCGCGGCTGCTGAAGCAGCTCGACTTGCGCGAAATCAGCGTCGTCACCTTTCCCATGAACGAGCAGGCTACCATTGCCGCCGTCAAGGGCGAGGAAATGACGGAACGGGAATTCGAACGGCTCTTGCGGGATGCAGGGCTGCCGAAAGAGTTTGCCAAGACCGTGACGTTGCACGGGTTCAAGCGGGCTCAGGAACTGTACGGCCGAGACCGGCGGGATGCTGGCGAGGGCGATCACGCGGCCATTGAGGCCGCTATCCGGGCCATGGCGGCCCTTCGCTAAATCAGGACACATCCCATGACCATTCACGATCGCAGGGGCCTGCTCGGCCCTCTTGCCGGCGCTCGCCTTGAGCGCAAGGACGCCGGCGACACCGGACCGACGTCCGCCGAACTCGCTCGTCAAATTACGGCGCTAGGCACGGCTTGGGCCGAATTCAAGGCCAAGAACGACGAGAACATCGGCGAAATTCAAAAAAAGAAGATCGACGATGTGGTGCTGCGCGAGGAGATTGACCGCATCAACAAGGCAATCGACGAAGCGCTCAAGAAGCGCGACGACGAAATCCTCGAACTGAAACGCCAGCGCATCATCAAGGATGCCGCGGACGAATTCGGCAACGGGCCGGCGCTGACCGAATACAAGGAAAAGCTCATCGAATATATGCGCAAGGGGCCTGATTTCGTGCCGCCGCGCGAGCTTGTGCAATATCAGGCCAAGGCGGCAGCGGAAACCGCTTCGCTTGGCACCAAGGCGCTTTCGGTGTCAACGGAATCGGACGGCGGCTTCACGGTCATCCCGCAGTGGGATCAGACCATCCGCGAAGCGCAGGTGCTGATTTCGCCCATCCGGCAAATCGCGCAGGTGGTGACTACGGGGAACAACTCCTACAAGGTCATCGCCGACATGAACAACGCCGGCACCGGCTGGGTCGGCGAGCTTGATGCGCGCTCGGCCACGTCAACCAGCTTGCTCAAGGAAACCGAGGTCTTCGTCAACGAAGCCTACGCTTTCCCACAGACGACGCAGACGCTTCTTGACGACAGCTTTGTGAACATCGAGCAGTGGCTGGCATCAAACACTTCGACGCAGCTCGCTCGCCTTGAGGGTGTTGCCTTTGTGTCCGGCGATGGCGTCAAAAAGCCGTTCGGCATTCTTTCGACGGCTTACGGCAAGGTTTCGGAAGCCGTTACCGCCTATTCGGCATCGACCAATTGGGGATCGTTGGGCTATCGTTTTTCGGGTGCCGCGTCCGGCTTTCCGACCACGACGCAGACGGTGCAGGGCGCGGATATCTTCTTCGATATCATCGGCGATTTGCGTTATCTCTACCGGCAGAATGCGCGGTGGGTGCTCAATCGTCGCACGGTCGCGGCGATCCGCAAGTTCAAGACCTACTACTCGGATTATCTGTGGGCTCCCGGCTTGCAGAGCGGCCAGCCCGACAGCATCGCCGGCTATCCGCTGGTCGAGGCGGAGGACATGCCGGACATTGCCGCCGGCGCGTTCCCGATCGCTTTTGGCGATTTCCAGCGCGGCTACATCATCGTGGACCGCATTGGGCTCCGCGTGCTGCGCGATAACCTCACCAACAAGCCCTATGTCGGGTTCTACACCACGAAGCGTGTCGGCGGCGCAATTCAGATGTTCGAAGCCATCAAGCTTCTGAAGATCGCCACGTCCTGAATCATGGCCGGGGCCATGCGCCCCGGCTTCCCCTCATTCTGACAAGGAGAACGCGCGATGCGCGATATTGGCTCTTATCTTTCGGCTCAGCCGAGCATTGAACCGCAGTTGTCGACTGCGACCCTGACCGGATCGACGGTTGATTTGCAGGCTTTCAACGGCGCCTACATCGTGTGGCACGTCGGCGTTGGCGGCATCA